CATAGATACACGTTCCGAAAATTGTTTAATAGATTCGTTAAACTCCATATTCTCCTCCTTCTGTACTTTAACACCACTTTACTCTATATAAACGCCGAAGCGGTTATATCATTTAAAACTTTTAAAATCCATAATCTTTTCATCATATCCAGCCAGCCTTGCAATCTGGCTTTTTGTCATGCCCGGATTCTCATAGATTAAAGAATCTGGTATTAGAAGTTCTGCTGCAAAAATATTCGCTTCTATTTCATTGGTAGAAGATAATAGAAGAGTCTTATTTCTGATAAAGTAACAATTTTCTTTTCTATGAAGAATGGAGTGTGCCAATTCATGGGCCATTACAAGGTTCAGTTCATGTTCTTCCAAATCTTCATTCAGAAAAATGCACTTGTGATTTTTCAGAAACATATAGCATCCAGCTCGACTTCCCAAAGGTCCTAATTGAACTTCGACATTTAAACAGTTTGCAAGTTCAAAAGGATTTCTTGTATTAAATTTCTTTATGTAGTATTCAACTAAACGCTTAATATCGTTTGTTCTCAATTTATACACCTACTTTTTATTTTTGTTAGGGTTGTACTTTTCTTTGTTAATCGGTTTTAATCTTCTCATCATCAGCTCGATTTGTCCAAGAAGCAAGTCGATATCTTCTTCTGGAATAGCTTGACCATCATAAGAAGCAGGACCTGCTTCATTGTTTTTTAACTTATTTCTGATGTTTTCCATATCTTTTGCAATGTCGCGCTCATCTTTCGCCGTGAGTGATGACGGATTATCACCATTAGATGCTCCAGACATTAAATAATCCAACGATACGCTGAAGTAATCAGCGATTTGCTGGAGCTTGTTAACATTTGGTTGACTTGAACCTAATTTGCTTATGTACCCTTTTCCAAAATTAAGCTCGTTTTCCAATTTATTCATTGAAATTCCATGTTCTTTGCACAGATGTTTTACGCGTTCTCTCAGTGTCATATGTAGACTCCTTTCAAAATTCTGAAAAAATCGCAAAATAATCCTTGACATTCTGAAATTATCGCGTATAATGTGATTATAGGGTTCTGAAAAAATCGCAAAAAAATTGCGATAATAAGAATGCTGGAATTTATTTTGTAATTTTGCTTGACAACTTGATTATAGAATATTTTCAGAACTTAGTCAATATAAAATTGTGATATTTTCAGAACTCAATCAAAAAGAAAGGAGTGATTGATACGGAAAATAATATTTTCGACAAGGTATCTAAGAGAGCGGCAGAAAAAGGAATTTCCATCAATTTATTAGAAAGTCAGGCTGGCGTTTCTACCGGAAGCGTTTATAAGTGGAATACAGTTAGTCCTACAGTAAGAAGCTTATCCAAAGTAGCAAAGGCGCTAGGATGTACCATTGATGAATTATTAAAGTAGGAGAGAAACAGTGAATAATTTAACAGTATTTGAGCAAAACGGTCAGCTACTCACCGACAGTAGAGAAGTAGCAATGATGGTAGGAAAAGATCATGTAAAACTCTTAAGAGATATCAAAGGATATGCAAGTCATCTCATTGAAGCCATTTTTGGATTGAATGAATACTTCATTGAATCAGAGCACAAGGACAGTATCGGAATGATAGAGGGCAGAGTAGTAGGAAAGCGAGGTTAAAGCATGAAAAGAAAAGAAGAAAAAATAAGGGAACGTGAGATTTTACATAATTATATGGAAATTCTTGCGTTGAACCACAAAGAGATAGAGCCAGCCACAATGACCGACTCTATATGTAAGTTGCACAGCGAATTAAATCCCACCACTAATATTGGTATTAAGTTTTGCGGAATTATTCTTGCTGTCTTGCTTGCGAATCTTGCGGTAAGCTTCTTCGTACTTATCAGAAATTTCTTCCGGAGTAAGGTTTGACAAATCCTGATTCTGCAAGTAGAGCATGGTTAATGCTTCGCATTTCGTGCTCGGAAATGTAGCCATATCATTTCTCCTTTCATTTTACTCAGGCATGGCAGTGCCTTGTATGTAAATTATAGGAGATAAGGAAGCAAATGACAATAAAGATTCCGAGAGATTATACAAGATAACAGGAGGTAATATGAACGAATTAAAAATTTTTGACAACGAAGAGTTCGGTAAAATCCGAACAGTAACAATTGACAATGAACCGTGGTTTGTGGGGAAAGATGTAGCAACGGCACTTGGATATGAAAGAGCAACGAAAGCCATTCAGGACCATGTAGATTCGGAGGATAAAGATGAAGTCCCGATTCAGGACTCCATCGGAAGGATGCAGAAAACACCGATTATTTCAGAATCAGGTCTTTATGCTCTCATCTTCGGCAGCAAATTAGAATCCGCAAAAGAATTCAAACACTGGGTGACATCCGAAGTTCTTCCGGCACTCAGAAAAGTCGGCTCTTATGAAATGCCAAAGAAGAAACAAAGCAACGAGCGTCTCGCCAGCGTCAACAATGCAGTAAAGATTTTAACACCGATGCTCCAAGCTGCAGGATGCAACAGCAAGATCCAGCTTCTGACCGCAAAATCACTTTATGAGAAAGCAGGAGTCAATCTTCCAATCACGATCGAAGCAGATCAGCAGTATGTAGATACGGTACACATTGCAAGACAGGCAAGGCTTTACTATAAGAGTTCCGGCAAGCCGGCTGATAAAGCCGTGAATGAGATTATCCGCAGGTTGGATTTATCGGAAGATATGTACACGGAAACATGGGAATCTAAAGGAAAGTGGCAAGGTACTGTCAGAAAGTATGCACCAGAAGTAATCAGTATGGTAAAGCAGTGGTACGCCGACAATGGATATCCGAGAGAAATCTCGTATGCGCAGTGCGATGGACAAGCGAAAAAATATCATGTCATCGTTAGAGATTCAGACACGGAGTAAAAATGTGCAGGACAACATACCTCGGACAATCCATCTGGCATACATAGTAGAGGGGTGGTGAAATGAAAGGAATCGAAGTAGTAAGCATGATTAAAATCAACGGATCCTGGGTAAACCAGGAGGACTTAAGCAAAGAAGAGTTTTCTCAGATTTTGGAGAAAAAATTAGACGAGACAATGAAAAATATAGGATTCGAAAGAAGAAAAACCGCTTAGGCGGTAGAAAGGAGGACAAGCATGGAGATTAAAGGAACATACCGTTGCGATACCACCCAGCATCCAAATACTTTAAATAGCTGGGACATCCGCTCCGTATCGGTAGATTTGCCGGAACCAAAGGACAAGCCTTATTGGTACAAGGTCGGAGCAGCTGTGATCGGGTTTGGACTGGTGGTGATCGGATGGTGGTTGATGTTTGGGTATTAAAAAGAGTGCTGTCACAGGGCGGCAACCCTCGAGCACTCAAGAAAAAAATAAATCAGTTAAAGTATAGAGAAAATTTGAGGAAAAGTCAAATGATTACAAAAACAATACTTAGCAACCATGAAGAATGGCTTAAAAATAGAAAAAATGGAATCGGCGGTTCTGAAATTGCCGCTGTAATCGGGAAGAATCCATACATGACAAATGTAGAGTTGTGGGAGTTGAAAACAGGGAGAAAAGAAGCGAAAGACATTTCGAATCTTCCCTATATTAAATACGGTACACAGGCAGAGCCATTATTAAGAGAACTCTTTCGGCTGGACTTCCCAGAATACCAAGTGAGATATGAGGAAAACAACAGTTTTCGCAATGATAAATATCCCTGGGCGCAGGCTTCAGTAGATGGTTGGCTTTTTGATGGAGATGGGAGACTTGGAATCTGGGAATGTAAGACAACGAACATTTTAAATGGAAATATGAGAAAGAGATGGAATCGCCAGATCCCAGATCATTATTATTGCCAGTGCTTGCTATATATGGCAGTTCTTGAGGCTGATTTTTGCGAGTTAAAAGCGCAGCTAAAAAGTGAATATGCTGGTGAGGTATTCGTTCAAACGAAACATTACCATTTTGAACGAAAAGATGTGAAAGAAGACATGGAATACCTGATGAAAGAAGGAAAACGATTCTGGGGATACGTGGAGCGAGATGAATGCCCGCCGCTTATCCTTCCGGATGTAATAAGAAGATAAAGGAGAGAAAAACATGGAATTAAGAGTCAATGAAGTGAAAATGCCGGAGAAAATTACATTTAATTATGAAGAATTAAGGTCAGAAATACAAAAAATAGTAGAAGACCACAGTAATTTAGTGTACACCGGAGAGCAAATTAAGGATGCTAAATCAGATAAAGCAAGCTTAAATAAGCTGAAAAAAGCCTTAAATGACGAAAGAATAAGACTGGAAAAGGCTTATTTAGAGCCATTTAACGAATTTAAGACTCAAATTAACGCCTTAATTAAGCTTATTAACGATCCTATTAACCTTATCGACAAGCAAATTAAGGAATTTGAAGAGTACGAGAAGCAGGAAAAACGGAAGCAAATCGAGGAACTCTGGAACAGTAAATCGACACCGTTTGAAATTTCTTTGGAGCGTATTTTTGACAGTAGATGGTTAAACAAAACAACATCCATGAGGTCCATCGAAGATGTTATGAATGCATTTATCACAAGCATGGAGAAAGATGTGGATACGCTTTCGAAATTACCGGAATTTGGCTTTGAAGCATTAGAAGTCTATAAATCCACTCTGGATATCAACAGGGCGTTAAGCGAAGGACAGAGACTTGTAGAAATCCAGAAGAAAAAAGCAGAACATGAAGCGGAACAGGCGAGATTGAAAGCAGAGAAGGAAGCGAAAAAGGCAGCAGAGTTCCAGAAGAAAGAGGATGATCTTCCCGGACAGATTGGATTTACAGATGCAAAATCTTTTGAAGAATGCATGAATCTTCCTGTTGCAGAACAAAATGAAGTCGTTTCTTCGGCAGGTGTGAAAGAATTTCCAGTCTGGATTGCATTTAAAGCATTGCTAACAACAGCAGATGCACTTGCACTGAAGGAATTCTTTGATAGCAGAAATATTGAATTTAAACCATTATAAGAAAGAGAGGATATAAAAAAATGGCAGTAGGAAATAGCTTAACAGCAAGAAAAAGCACAGGAATCGCAGCATATTTAACACAGGAAGCAGTTAAAAACCAGATCAACAATGTGATCGGTGGAAAGAGCGGACAGAGATTTATTTCCGCAATTGTATCGGCTGTAAATAACAATGCAGCATTGCAGGAATGCACGAATCAATCAATCCTTTCCGGCGCGTTGCTTGGGGAGTCGCTGAACCTTTCACCGTCTCCGCAGTTGGGACAATATTACCTCGTACCGTTTAATGACAGAAACAAAGGCAAGGTGGCGCAGTTTCAGCTTGGGTACAAAGGATATATTCAGCTTGCGATCCGTTCCGGGCAGTACAAAAAACTTAACGTACTGGCGATTAAAGAAGGTGAGCTTGTCAGGTTCGATCCTCTGAACGAAGAGATTGAGGTACATCTGATCGAGGATGAAGAAGCAAGAGAACAGGCTGAAACAATCGGATACTATGCAATGTTTGAGTATACGAACGGGTTTAAAAAGGCGATCTATTGGAGCAAAAAGAAAATGGAAGCCCATGCATTAAAGTATTCCAAAGGATATCAGGCGAAAAAGGGTTACACGTTCTGGGAAAAGGACTTTGACGGAATGGCATATAAAACTATGCTGCGTCAGCTGATCTCTAAATGGGGAATCATGTCTATCGATATGATGTCGGCAATGGATGCAGATATGGCAGTGATAAACGATGACGGAACAAAAACATACGTCGATAACGATAGCGATGCGGAGATTATTGACATGGAACAGTCGCAGGAAGAAAAAACTGAATCTTCCGAAAGAGGACAGAGTGCAGCAGCGGCGTTGTTTGGAAATTAAGAGGTGAATTGATATGAATAAAATTATTTTATGCGGAAGACTGACAGCTGATATTGATACGAGATATAGCAATGATGGGAAAGCAGTGGCAAGGTTCAACTTTGCCGTAAACCGCAGATTTAAGAGAGACGGAGATCCAGAAGCTGACTTTTTCCAGTGTGTAGCATTCGGAAAGATTGCGGAAACATTCGAAAAGTGCAATGTTGGAAAGGGAACGAAACTCTTAATCGATGGAGAAATGAGGAATAACAACTATGAAAAAGACGGTGTGAAGCATTATGGAATGCAGATGATCGTCAGCGGATTTGAGCTCTGCGAAAGCAAGGGAAGCAGTGGACAGTCTGCTCCGCAATATGGACAGCCGGACCACGATGGATTCCAAAACGTCCCTGATGGAGTTGATGAAGAACTTCCGTTCATGTAGGGCGATCACATGAAGAAAACAAGAGAATGCATACATTGCGAGAGATTTTGGGAGTGCAAAGGCAAGGAAAAGGATGAGCCTTGCCTGCACTACAAAGAAAGGAAAGAAAATGGCAGTAAACAGTAAAAAGAAAGGTGCAAGATTTGAACGGGAATTAGCTGGTATCTTCCGCGATTATGGATATAAAGAAGCGCGCAGAACAGCGCAATACTGCGGAAATACAGGCGATGCTTCAGACGTGGTTGGTCTTCCTTTGATTCATGTGGAAGCGAAACATCAAGAGCAGATGCGGCTTTATGACTGGATGGATCAAGCAAAGAGAGATGCTGCAGCGAATATAACAGGAAATCTTCCCGCTGTATTCCATAAGAAAAACAATCATAAAATCCTTGTTACGATGGAACTGGATGATTGGATGCAAATATACCGCGAATACCAATCTGGAATGCAGATAGATACAGAAAGGCTGTGATTTAATGTCAAAACGATACTACTGGCTTAAGCTGCAGAAAGATTTTTTTACACAGCCCAAAATTAAAAAGTTACGGAAAATTGCTGGTGGTGATACATATACCATTATCTATTTAAAAATGCAGCTGTTGAGTTTAAGCAATGGCGGAAAACTGTTTTTTGATGGGATTGAAGAGAATTTTTCAGAAGAAATTGCCCTGACAATAGACGAAGATCCAGACAATGTGAAAGTAACTGTACAATACCTACTGTCTCAAGGACTTATTGAACCCTGTTCCGAAACAGAATTTTTAATGACGGAAACACAGTCTTTAATCTGCTCGGAATCGGAATCAGCGGAGCGCGTTAGGGCATCAAGAAAAAATAAGGCGTTACAATGTAACACGAATGTAACAGAGTGTAACAACAATGTACAGAAGTGTAACACAGATATAGATATAGAGTTAGATAATAGAGATAGAGTAAGAGATAAGACTGATAGCAAAATAAGCTATCAGCTGATCGCCGACACATTTAATGATATCTGTAAGAGTTTTGATAGAGTTGAGCGGATTTCCGATAGCAGGAAGGAAGATATTGATGCAGCCTGTAAGAAATTCAGCTTTAGCCAGATCAGAACCGCATTTATAAAAGCGGAGAACAGCAAATTCCTGAAAGGCAAAGAAAGTAAAGGGGATTATAAATTCAATGCGAATTTTAACTGGATCATAAAAGAGCAGAACTTAAAAAAGATTTTAGAAGGTAAATTTGATAATGAACCGGAAGGATCGGAAAAGAAGAAAAAACAATCAAAACCGCCAGTAAGCAGAAACCTAAACAACTTTGAGCGCAGAGGATACGACATGGACTCTCTGGAAGAGCAGCTGTTGAATTCGAATTAAGGAGGAATTATGGAACCGAAGAAAGTGATAATAAATTATGCTCTGCTCTGCAAGGAATTGGAGAAGAAGGGCAAGACGAAAGAGAAATTCTCGGCAGAACTGGGGAGAAGTAAGTCTTTTGTCTGCAATATGGCAAAGAACCCGGAGCAGACAGAAGATTTTGAAAGGACAATGTGTCTACTTCTCGGACTTGAGCCGGGAAGTCTGGTAAAAGAACCGGAGAAGAAAGGAATGACAGCAGCGCAGGCGCTTACAGTCATCCGGGATGAGATTTTAGAGAATCGCAGAATCATGCAGGAGAATTTTGAGAAAATCTGGAACAAGCTGAACACCAACACTGTCCAACTGGAAAAGATTAAGGACAAGGTCAACGAGGTATCTAAGACCGACTACGACAAAGCATTAGAGTGGCTACAAGACAAGATGGAAGGTGGACGCTATGACGGGGCGAAGTTGCTCATGGAGTCAGAAGCGGCAGGAATTAAAAGGTCGGACATCATGAAAGCAAAAGCAGAACTGGGTGTGAGAATCCAGACTACAGGGTACGGAAAGAATGTGAAAGCATGGTGGACTTTAAAGGGTGAACAGGCATGAACATGAAAAGATACGGGTTTAAGATTTACAAGAAAAGACATGGAAACATGGATTTTTACACAAAAGTTAGCTCCAAACGCAAGAGAAAGAAGAGGGTGAGAGGAAAATGAGTAGACCAGCACATTTTTTGGATAAGTACCGATTCCAGATTGAAGAAATGGTGAAACTTAGATGCACAGACGATCATATCCTCAAGGTCTTACACGATACACAGAATGATGTGCAGTTCTCAAAGGAAATTCTCGTCCGGTATATGGATGAGACTGGGATCCGGAAACACAGAGTGGTAAAAGGATGGACGCAGAAACAGGTCTTTGAATGGGAGGAATACTGCGAAAATCTAAGAGGAAATGAGAGAATCAAAGGAATGTTGATCGTTCCGGGAGACAAGAAGAAAGAAAAATAGAAAGGAGCCAGCCTCCGGCCGGGGCAAGGGTATACCGGGCTTCTGAGAAAATGGAAAATTTGATTATAGATTGCTTCGCCGGAGGAGGTGGAGCGAGTGTAGGAATAGAAATGGCACTTGGAAGACAAGTAGATATTGCGATCAATCACGATCCTGATGCGATTTTGATGCACAAGACAAACCATCCAAAAACATTGCATCTCACAGAAGATATCTTTAAGGTGGATTTGAAGAAATATGTGAAAGGAAAGCGAGTTGCTTTAATGTGGGCGAGTCCTGATTGTACCAGCCACAGCAAGGCGAAAGGTGGGAAGCCGAGGGAAAAAGGGCTTCGGATTTTGCCTTGGGCGGTATACAAACACGCAAAAGCAATTCTTCCCGATGTGATCATTATGGAAAACGTGGAAGAGATTCAGCAGTGGGGACCGCTGGATGAAAACGGGCATCCGATTAAGGAGCGGCGTGGGGAAGATTATAAGAAGTTCATTGCGGCAATGAAGAGTCTTGGGTATATATTCGACTGCCGGGAGCTTATTGCGGCAGACTATGGCGCACCTACCACGAGAAAACGCTGGTATGCAATTTTCAGGAGAGATGGAAAAGACATCGTGTGGCCAGAAAAGACGAATTTTAAATCCAGAGATCCGAAATGGCAGGAATGCGGGGAATATATCGATTGGTCTGATTTAGGGAAAACGATATTTGATAGACCAAAACCGTTGGCAGACGCAACGATGAAAAGGATTGCAAATGGAATCAGAAAATATGTAATAGACAATCCATCTCCTTATATCGTGAGAAATAAAGATGCTGTTGCATTTATGATTCAATATCACGGAGAAACAAAAATCGGAGAATCAAGAGGACAGTTGCTGACAGAACCAATTAAAACAATCGACACGTCAAATAGGTACGGGCTGGTGACAGCTTTTATTACAAAATTTTATAAGAGTGGAATCGGACAGGGATGCAACGAACCTTTACACACAATCACAACATCACCTGGACATTTTGGATTGATATCTGCGTTTTTAATTAAGTATTACGGAACTGGCGGAGGGCAAGAACTTTCAAATCCGCTTGCAACGATTACTACAAAAGATCGTTTCGGACTGGTAAATGTGATTCTGGATATCAAAGGCGAAAAGTATGTCCTGAAGGATATTTTTCTGAGAATGTTAAAACCGGAAGAGCTTAAATTAATGCAGGGATTTCCGGAGGATTACATCATTGACAGGGATTACAAATACAGGAGATATCCGATCGCAAAACAAGTGGCTAGAATCGGAAACAGTGTAGTGCCAATCATGGCACAGAAACTGGTAGAAGCAAACTGCCCGTATTTAAAAATCGGGAATAGGGTGCCGAACATAGAAATATATGAGGATGAGCAACAAATTAGGTTTGCGTAGTAGGAGGAATGACTAATGCCAAAAACAGAAGAAACATGGATGGACGGGATCACTGCAGAAATGATGGAGCATATATGCGACAACCTGTGCAGGCATCCAGATCAGCTAAGTGCAATGGAACTGGAAGATGAATGCGCAGAGTGCAAGATGAGTCGGTTTGTGTGCGATATTTTGAATCAGTATAACAAGGTGAATGATTTTGCGGACAGCCAGTGCGCGAAGTTGATGAATGAGATGCATGAGCTGAAAGAACGAGATACGGCGAAGAAGCCTAGCATAATGGACCACATACTTGGTGACATTAACTTTAAATGCCCTACGTGCAAAAGTGAATATATTTGCGAAAAAGAAAATGAACCTCTTTATTGCCAGAATTGCGGACAGAGAATAGATTGGAGTGAGGAAGAATGATTTTATTTTGCCCTGATTTAACAGGAAAAGAAGAGGTAAAAGCAATGTTTATTGGGAATGGAGATTTTGTTAGACCAGTGTTACATCCATGTATTAAAGAGGAATGTGTAGCGTACAAGGATGGAAAGTGCATGAAATACGATAATGAAGTGGAGAAAGAGGAGGAGCGATGAAAATTCCAGATTGTGATTTTGTAGAGCCTACAGAATATGGGAATTATTGTTGTTTGAAACACTGTTCTTGTACCGAGGAAGAATGCGAAGTTCTTAGATATGGACTCGGGAAAGAGGATTTAGAAATAGCAGCCGAAGAGATGATGTTATTGAAATCGAGCATGAATAGGTAGGTGAAATTATGAACGCATTAGAGAAAATCGTGGAAGAAATCGAAGACATGAAAAATGACGCCTACGAAACTTTGAAAGAAGAAAAGCGAAGATACGGAACAAGCAAAACAGCAGAAGAGCTGGAAAGCTATCTTTATGGGCTGACTTGCGCAGTAGATATTGTGGAGAAGTATGTGGATAAGGAGAATGTGGAATGAAAATTAAAGCGTGTCCATTTTGCGGATGCCGTGACAGAAGAGTCGGAATCCGGAGAATGGGAAGCAAAGGATATAGGGTAGTGTGCGGTGCTTGCGGAGCATCTGGGCCTTATGTGGCAATTAAGGCGTGGCGGGATGACAAGATGATTGCGCAGGATGCAGCAAGGCAAGGATGGAATAATAGGTGGGAGAAATAATATGGACATTTTAATCACAATCGCATTCCTGGCCCTGTACTACATATTGGGGCTTGGAACTATGGTAGCGCTAATAAGTGGGGTATATGAGGATGCAGAACTGAAATTTGAGGATTATTTAATGGCTTTGCTCTTTCCGTTTGTACTATTTGTTGTATTTGTGGATTGGGTGGTAAGAAAGATAGTGAGGTAGAAAATATGAGAAAATTTAACTGGGATGAATTTAAGGATGAAAAGAATAATATTGCGGTACACTGCAAGACCGAGGAAGAGGCGAAAGATTTTTGCAAGAGAATGCATGAGCACGGGATGAAGTGGTGTTCAGGTGAAAGCTACCTGAAAGAGACGTATTACTCAGAATGCGAAGAAACGTGCTATATCAGAGGAGAGTTTTCAGAGTATTGGTACTATAAAAGCAATGGATATGAAATCTTAGAATGGAGTGATTACATGCAAAAAGAATTTACTAAAGCGGATTTGAGAGACGGGATGGTAGTTGAGCAGAGAGATGGGGGTATGTATCTTGTATTGGCTGGGACGGCAGTGAGAAAAAACGGACGAAATCGTATAGGTGGTTATGATGATGACTTGAAGTGGAAAGGTTATAGAGGAGGAGACATCGTTAAAGTCTATAGAATTACTCCGGGATCACTCAGATGCATAGAAGATGTGTTTATTAAAAGCAACCTCGAACTCATATGGGAGCGCAAAGAACCAAAGAAGATGACAATCGAAGAAATGCGGAAGAAGTTGGAAGAACTGACAGGAGAGGAAATTGAGGTGGTGTAAGAATGACAAGAGATGCTATGAAACGTAGAAAGGAAACGGCCGGAGTCATCCGAAAGATTGAAGCGTACACTATGGCAACGAGGAAGCCCTGTGAGACAGCTTTAAAGCAAAAGGGGCATAAAGCCTTTGCCTGTGATTTTAAAGGCGGCGAGAGGGCGAATAAGGACGCTGTGGACTACATAGCAGAGAAATACAACATAAAAGAGCGGATCCCGGGAGGTGATTGAGTTGGACAAGAACGTAATCTATGAGTACATGGACGCGAAAGCATTGGTGAAAGAGACGGAAGAAGATATCAGACGGCACAGAAGAAAGACGATCGTACAGGACAAGGTGACAGGCAGCAATCCGGAGTTTCCATACCAGCCGCAGAGTTTTAACATTTCCGGATGCGCAGAGAGTCATGTGAATGTGGATGAGGAAGAAAAACTACTGGAAGAGCGCAAGAGGAACGCGAAGCTGATTAAAGTAAAGGCAGAGCGTGTGATTAATAAAGCACCGGTTCGGATACAGCGGATTATCCGGTTCAAGGTGATGCAGGGGCTGACGTGGGACTCTGTAGCGATAAAAATGGGCGGAAGATGCACGAAAGACAGTGTAAGAATGGAATTTCAGAATTGGATGAAAGAAAAATAAAGTTATTTCGTTTTTTTCACATTTTTCGCTTTTAGGAGTTTATAGTATATCATGGAGTTAAAAGATAAGCTCCAAAATCTTTCCAAACATTCGGAACACCGCCGGACTTTCCCTTTCTCGTCTGGCGGTGTTTTTATGCGGAGTATAGCATCAGTGGTAGACGCGCAGGGTCGCGCCCTGTGTCCTTGGTTCGATTCCAAGTGCTCCGCTTTAGATGTAAAGTGTGCTGCTGAGCGGCCTTAAATGATTAAGCGCGCGATCGGCTTTGCATCTGATTGGTACCAAAACGCAGATATCCGCAGATCTGCAAAACAAACAAAAATAGATTCAGCAATCTATATTTAGTGTCAGTGCCCGAGTGCTGCGGATAGGGTAAAGGATGTCAATAAAAGGCATCCTACGGGTGTATAGCTCAGTTGGTAGAGCGATCGGCTGTTAACCGATGTGTCGTAGGTTCGAGTCCTGCTATACCCGTTGTGGACTACTGCAAGGTTCCTCTTTTGTTTATATAATTTTCGATTGTGTACTTGGTTATTTTGGTTTTTATTGGCATTTGTAATTCTTTCGAGCAGTAGTCCTAAATATTAAAAGTATAAATTAGCACTCGACGCTTGCAAGCGCTAATTCTGGGTGTTATTATTAATAATAACGACAAGTATATATAATAAACAAAACTGTAATGGAGGAAAAAGATGAAAGACTGGGAAATTTTGCTATTGTGCATTTGTGAATGGATTGAAACCGGAAAAAATCCAGGGGAAATGAAAGCGAAAGATATTGAAATTGAAGATGGAAAGATGATGGGGGTAAATGAGTACAAAGAGGCGGCACGAGAGTTGAATAGAAGGGGATATTTGCCCAATTATGCAGAAACGGGAGATATAATTTTCTTGGGAGCTGAAATCAGCGGGTCCGCTATTAAAGAAATTGATAATATTATGGAACGGTATAAGAACTTTTACTAGGATTAAGAGGCGCTTCGGTGTCTCTTTTTTGTGCTAAAAATTAACAGATTGAAGGGTGGTGAGTCCTATGACAGAAAAACAGAAAATATTTGCAGATGAATACCTGATTGATTTAAATGCCACACGGGCTTACCGCGCGGCATATCCGAATTGCAAAAAAGATAGTTCGGCAGATGCAGCAGCAAGAAAATTACTCGGAAATACTCGGATTCAAACATATATCACAGAACGAATGGAAGAACGGCAGAAACGAACGGAGATCACCCAGGACATGGTGCTACAGGAATTGGCTGCCATTGCTTTTGCTAGAGCGACAGACTATGTATCTGTGATGGGTGGAATGGTGCAAGTAAAAGATACGGATCAGCTATCAGATTCACAAATAGCAGCTATTGCAGGAATCAAAGAAACGCAGAACGGGATAGAAGTCAAGTTAGGGAGTAAAGAAAAAACGCTTGAGCTTCTCGGCAGACATTTAGGTATGTGGAATGACAAGCTGGATGTAGCAGGAGATATGGACATGAAGATTGTAGTAGACTATGGTGATGAGGATGAAGGAAGTTAATGTTGGATTTAACAGAAATTTCAAAGAGTTCAACGAATGCAAGAAACGATACCGACTGGCAAAAGGCTCTGCTGGATCCGGAAAATCGGTAAACATTGCGCAGAATTTTATCATCAAGCTGGGTGATCCAAAGTACAAAGGCGCAAATCTCTTGTGCGTCCGAAAAGTAGACACAACAAACAAGGATAGTACCTATGCAGAGTTGAAGAGTGCAATATATAAAATATACGGGGATAAAGCGGGATTATTCTGGCAGATCAGAAGCAATCCAATGGAGCTTATCTCTAAAGTAACTGGAAATAAAGTGATTTTCCGAGGGATGAAAGACGATGGACAGAGAGAGAAAGTAAAGTCTATCACATTTGATGTCGGAAAGTTAACATGGATATGGATTGAAGAGGCAACAGAGCTGTATGAAGCGGATGTCGATATTCTCGATGACCGACTCAGAGGTGACTTGTCATTCAATCCATTTTTGTATTATCAGATCACATTCAGCTTCAATCCGGTGTCAGCAACGCACTGGTTAAAAGCAAAATATTTCGACATAAAAAGTGATGATGTATACACACACCAGTCTACATACCTGCAGAACCGATTCATAGACGAAGCATATCACCGGCGCATGATGATGCGTAAAGAGCGGGATCCGGATGGGTATCGGATTTACGGACTTGGTGAATGGGGAGAGACCGGAGGGCTTATCCTTACAAATTATGTAGTTGAGGAATTCGATACATCCACAGAAAGATTCGATTACATGGTAAATTCACAGGATTTTGGATTCAACCATGCGAACTGTATCGGAGAGGTTGGATTCAAGGATGGAGATATCTACTTATGCCGGGAATTGTATGTATTTGAAAAAGATACATCAGAGATCATACAGATGGCCGAGGGAAAATTCCAGAAGAGAATTACCATGTATTGCGATTCTGCTGAGCCAGACAGGATTAAGATGTGGAAGAAAGCAGGATACAGAGCATGTCCGGTCAAGAAAGAGCCAAACAGTGTAAAAGCGCAGATTGATTATCTGAAGCAGCACACGATCCACATTCATCCATCCTGTACAAACACAATTAAGGAGATTCAGCAGTGGAAATGGAAAAAGGATGAGAAAACGAACACTTTCACAGATGAACCGGTGAATTTCTTCGATGATGCGATGGCGATGCTCAGGTACTCAATTGAGCAGGAGAGAAAAGGCAAAGTGAAGTTAAAGACCTTTAGAGGAGGAATATAAAATGAATGGGAAAAGACCATACAAACTGCCGGAACCGCTTTTATGTTCCGCTGATAAAGAAATCAATATGACATTGATAGACGAATACATCAGAAAGCATGAAGAGCGAATGCCAAGGTACAGATACCTTGAGAATCTATACAAAGGATTTCACGATGTATTCCGTCTCCCGGAAAAGGATTCATGGAAGCCGGATAACCGACTGGCGGTGAATTTCCCAAGGTATATCACAGAGACGTTTTTGGGATATGCTTATGGGATTCCGGTTAAAAAATCGCATCCGGACGAAAAAATAAAAGATGCGATCCTTGAATTTGACCGGGATAATGATATTTCTGACCAGGAATACGAACTGGCGAAGAAATGCTGCATCTACGGACATGCATTTGAGTATTTCTATCAAGACGAAGAAGCAAAGACAAAGACAGTAGTCTGCAATCCAAAAGAACTGTTTGTTGTCTACGATGATACCGTAAAGAGCCGCGCTCTATTTGCGGTGAGATATGGAAAAAAGGACGATAATGTCACAAAGTACGGTGAGATACTTACAAGGACAAAAATCATCCCATTTGAGGGAGAAAAGATGCAGGAGGGCGTGCTGAACCCTTATGGGCGCATCAATTGCGTGGAATACCTGTTAAACGATGAGAGAATCGGTCTGTATGAGGAAGTAGCTGGTATGGTAGAAACATACAACCGAGTGATCGGAGAAAAGGCGAATGATGTAGATTCTTTCGCAGAAGCGTATCTTGCAGTGCTGGGCGCCGAACTGGACGAGGAAGGCGTTTATAAAATTCGCGACAACCGGATTATAAACCTTTATGGTACAGATAACGCAAAAGATATTATCGTGCAGTTTCTTGGCAAACCTACGGCAGACGGAACGCAGGAAAATCTTTTGAATCGGCTTGAGGATTTGATTTATCAGACAAGCATGGTGGCTAATATCTCTGATGAATCTTTCGGAAATGCTTCCGGAACTTCTCTCGCATACAAATTACAGTCTATGAGCAATCTTGCGTTGACGTTCGACCGTAAAGTTGAAAAATCCATGAGAAAGCGGTATAAGCTGTTTTGTTCCTTGGCAACAAATGTGTCAGATCGGGACGCATGGAAAGATATTGATTTTACAATGAGCAGGAATATCCCCAAGAATTTACTTGAAGAAGCACAGACAGCACAGGCGCTTGAAAGTATCGTGTCCAAGGAAACGCAGCTGCAGGTCCTCTCGATCGTTAAGGACGTTACTGAGGAAATAGATCGAATGGAGAAAGAGGAAGAAAAGAAGCAGGAAACAATCGTAGAGAAGCGGATGTTCGGAGGTGAGCCAGATGAGCAGCAGGACGTACTGGAAGAATAGAGAGGAAGAGCAGCGGAAGAAGAATATCAAGGATGAAGCTGAATACGCGAAAGGGATTGAGAAGATCTATGCGAACATGATGGATGAAATTCAGAAAGAGATCAATGGATTTTACACACGATATGCAAAAGCAGAGGGAATCACAATTGCAGAAGCGAAGAAGCGGGTATCCAAAATGGACATTGATGCGTACAGCCGGAAAGCGAAACGGTATGTAAAGGACAAAAATTTTTCAAAAGAAGCCAATGAAGAGATGCGACTATACAATGCAGCAATGAAAATCAACAGATTGGAAATGCTGAAAGCCAATATCGGAATGCATCTTGTCGGCGGGTTTGATGATCTTCAGAAGTATTTTGAGCAGATATTGACGGAGAAAACGCTAGAAGAATTTGAACGGCAGGCAGGTATCTTGGGAAAATCCATCCAGAATAATGCGAAGATGGCACATTCGATCGTGAACGCTTCTTTCCACAATGCGAGATACTCAGACCGTATTTGGATGTATCAGGACATGATGAAAGCAGAACTGTCGAAGCTCTTACAAACAGGTCTGATACAAGGCAAGAATCCAAGAGTACTGGCAAAGCATCTTACCAAACTGTTTGGAGTAAGCCGAGAAAATGCGGAGCGACTAATGGCAACGGAGTTGTCAAGAGTGCAGGCAGAAGCGCAGAAGCAGTCTTATATCCGCAATGGATTTGATGAGTATGAGTTTATCGCAGAACCTACCGCCTGTCCGATCTGTAGATCGTTGGACGGAAAACATTTTAAAGTATCAAAAATGATGCCAGGAGAAAATGCACATCCAATGCATCCTAATTGTCATTGCAGTACAGCAGCATATATGGATGATAAAGAGTATCGAGAATGGCTGGATGGATATTCCGAACATGGAATGGATTTTGAAACTTGGAAGAAGAGGGTTGAAAAGAAATCTACGTTTGATATAATAAAGGCAGATAAAACTGTCAGCGGACATTCCGGCACTCCTAAGATGGCAGAGGCAGGAATGGTAATAGATCACATTGGAAAAGATGGGAAAGTAGATGTAAGAGCTTTTTACGGAGAGTCAAAATTAAAATCTAAAGATATCCACACAACCGATCATGGGAATCCAAAGCAGCACCCTTATGGAGAACATGGGGAGCACGTACATGATTATACATGGGGAGATGATGGTGGACTGAAGAATAAGACAACTCGCGAATTAAGCAAAGAGGAAAGAAAGGAGAATGGCGATATATTATGAATAAAGATGAATTAAGACAAATTTTATCTGAGTGTTGCAATGATATTTCTTTCTTTTACAAAGGATTGGCATCGGGAGTGACAGTTGAAGTCAGAGATTACATTCCAACGTATCAAGCGTGGCATGGTGATGATACGAAAGAGTATGATAATGTAGATGAGGTTATGAATGATAAATTTTATAGCGGAAAATCATTAAACGATCTAGTAAAAGAAGTAGAAATTGATGCAATGTAATACCATCGGCTGAGTTGGCTGGTGGTATTTTTATACCCATTTTGGAGGTGATGTAATTTGATTGAAGCAAGAATTCGACCAGAGCGAATCGAAATCTCTGGACACGCCGGGTACGCAGAACCTGGAAAAGACATTGTTTGTGCTGGCGTTACGGCGCTTACGCAGACGCTGATCCAGTCGATTGATGACTTAACGGATGATGAAATAGAATACAGAATATCTCCCGGAAAGGCTGAGATAGAATACAGGAATCTGTCAGAGAAATCAAAAACTCTGGTGGATTCCTTTTTCGTTGGCATTCGCTTGATTGCCGATGAGTTTCCGAATTATGTAGCAATTATGTAATTCACGCCCAAGTCTTGAAGGCGTAAAAAGCTAGGGGAAAGGACCATGAAGAATGTCATTAAACTTTTAGGAGGTAAAGAAAATGAAGAGCAGGATGTTTAGAATGCTGCAGTTATTTGCAGAAGAAACCGTAGATCACACAGCAGAACTTGATGCGGTGAAAGATAGTGTTAATCCGGAAAACACATCTGATGATAGCGGGGAAGAAAAAAAGTACACAGACAAGGATGTGGATGCGATTGTAAACAAAAGATTCGCAAAATGGAAAACTGAGCAGGAACAGGCGGTAAAGAGTGCTAAGGAAGAGGCAGAAAAGCTGGCAAAAATGAATGCTGAGCAGAAACAGAATTACGAGATCGAGAAGTTGCAAAAAGAGAATGAAAAACTGAAGCAGGAGGCTGCAAAGGTTGAGCTTAGCAGAAGCGCCACAGGCATTCTTGCAGAAAAAGGAATTGAAGCAACGCAGGATGTTCTTGATTTTGTTGTAGGGAATGATGCTGATGATACGAATGCAAAAATTGATAAGCTTGTAAAAATCGTGGAATCCCAGCTTAAGAAAGCCGAGATTGCTAGAGCAACCGGAACCACACCAAAAACCATGACGAACTCAGGAAGCCAGTTGTCTGAATTTGAAAAGAGACTTGCAAAGTATAAATAAAGGAGAATGTGAAGATGAAGAACAGAGAATTTATGATGCTGCAGTTATTTGCGGCAGGAGACAATAATGATATGCCGGTAAGAAGCTACCAGCTTGAGTTTAAAAGTCTTTTGCAGGTAGTATTTAAAAAGATGTCCTATTTCGCGGATTTTTTCGGCGGCGAAATTGAGGTACTTGATGGTGTTAGAGAGAATGAAACAGCGTTTTATGTAAAGACATCAGACATTCCGGTTGTGGTTGGTACCGGATATGATAAAACGAAAACGAAAGCTTTTGGAACGGGAACCGGTAATTCTAGCCGTTTCGGAGAAAGAACAGAGATTATTTACACTAACACACCGGTTAATTACTCTTGGGGATGGAATTTCCATGAGGGGATTGACCGCCACACCGTAAATAATGATTTTGATGTTGCGGTAGCAGATCGCTTGGAACTGCAGTCTCGGGCAAAAACAAAGCAGTTTAATAAGCAGCATGGAAAATTTATTTCCACATCTGCCGGAAAAACTTTAAGCGCTACTGATTATACGGCAGACAATGTTTTGAAGTTGTTCAATGAACTTTCTAAGTATTTCAATAATATTGAAGCGGTTGGAACGAAAAAAATTAAGGTTTGTTCCGATCTGTACAATGCCGTTGTGGATCATCCTCTGAATACGACTGCTAAAAACTCTACTGTAAACATTGATGGCAATGAGGTTGTGAAGTTCAAGGGATTCCTTGTAGAGGAGATTCCGGATGAGCTCTTCCAGTCCAAAGAATGTGCCTATGCATATATTGCCGGAGTTGCAAAAGCATTTACTGGAATTAACACAGCGAGAACGATCGAATCCGAGGATTTTGACGGTGTAGCTTTGCAGGGAGCTGGTAAGGCTGGAGAATTTATTCCGAATGACAACAAGAAAGCTGTAGTTAAAGTGTCGGTGGGGTAGTACCCACTGACGATACCGCCTTGATTGGCAGTGGGAAGATCGGAAAGGCAAAAGTAGGAAAAGCGAAATAATATAACGGAGGTAGTAGATATGGCATATACACCAACAACATGGAGCGATGGAGACGTTATTACAGCAGAGAAACTGAATAAGTTAGAGCAGGGCGTGAAGAATGAGCAGGTTGGACCAGCAGGACCAGCAGGAGCAGTAGGACCGGCAGGAGCAGTAGGACCGGCAGGAGCAAAAGGCGAAAAAGGCGATCCGGGTGCGCAGGGACCAAAAGGAGACAAGGGAGATCCAGGTGCACAGGGACCTGCGGGACCAAGTTACACTCTTCCAGCGGCGAATAAAACAACGCTTGGCGGCGTGAAACAGATGGCTTTGATTGCAGATTTGTCAACAGAAACAGCGACTGACCTGAAAAATAAAATCAATGCGATTCTTGCGGAGATGAAAAAACAGGGGATTATGGCGAATTCGTAAGGAGTTGAAATTGAATGTTGGATGATTTAAAAATTCTTCTGGGAATTGACGTTTCCGATAGGGATTCCGATGAAAAGCTTTTACTGATTCTGGAATCTGTGCGAAATCGTTTGAAACTGCTTCTTGGTGGCATGGAAGTGCCATCGAGTATGCAGCATATCGTTACGGATGTGGCAGTGATCCGGTTTAACCGCATTGGCTCTGAGGGCATGTCCGCACATAGCGTGGCTGGAGAAAGTACTACGTACAATGAAAATGATTTTTCCGCCTATATGGACGAGATACAAGCGTATCTTGACTCTGTAGACGGGGTAAAACGTGGGAGGGTGCGATTCCTATGAGGTATGATAAAGCTGTATATTTTCAAACGGTAGAACATGGAGCGTACAATCCCACAACAGGAGATTATGCGGAAGATTATACAACCGAAACAAAACGGTATGGGAGTGTTTCTGATACTTGTACAGAAACGATGAATTTAGTTTACGGTGAGATTAAGCAAGGGAGCTTGACCATCCAACTACAGACGCACTATAAGGAGCTATTTCACAGGATCCGCGTTGGAAGGAAAGTATACAGAGTGGATTTTGAACGAAAACTGCGAACAAAGCATGTGTTTGTGGTATCTGAGGTGCAGTGATGGCTACGTTAAAAATCGAAGGAATCGCAAAGCTGAATAAAGGTTTGAAGAAGCGGATGGATATGAGTGCTGTGCAGACAGTTGTACGGAAAAACGGGGCAGATATGCAAAAGAAAGCGCAGAGTAATGCTCCAGTCGATACCGGAACACTGAAAAGGAGTATCGGTATTGACATTTCAGACGGCGGAATGACTGCCACAGTAGAACCAACAGCTGAGTATGCGCCTTATGTGGAACTTGGAACCCGATTTATGGAAGCGCAGCCATATTTGAAGCCTGCATTTGAGGAACAGAAGAAACAATTTGAAAAGGATTTGCAGAAACTTGTGAGGTGATATATGGACCCACAGCAAGAATTATTTACAAAATTACTTACAGAGATCAAAGCATTAGGATATGACGTATATGACGACTTCTTACCGCCGGATGGTACGCCGTATCCTTTTGTTTATCTCGCAAACAGCCAATTAATCGATGATGCGAATAAGACCGCTGTGTTTGGCAGTGTCTATCAGACAATCCATGTTTGGCACAACAATCCAAGACAGAGAGGAACGGTATCAAAAATGCTGTTGGCGATCAAAACCACATGCAGAAGACTGGATCATACCGAAAATTTTGCATGGAATGTCCGGAATGTAAATCAGAGGATTCTTCCGGATACAACAACAAAGCAGCCTATTTTACGCGGGTTGTTGGAAATAGAATTTAGTTTTAGTTAGAGAGGAGAAAGGAATGGATATAAGTATGTTTAAAGCAGGACTACAGTTATTTGCAGAGGCGGTATCGGGCAAGAAAATCGTCTATTTGTATCGACTTGCAGGAAAAGCCAGAGAAGAGGCTGCGAAAAATCTTGCATTCACAACAGAAAATGGAAGAACAAAAAGCAAGGACGCAGATTCCACTGCCACAAAGGACGGAGCCATCCGTACACCCGGGGCTGCGGAAACAGAAATCACGGCCACTGCTATCCTTGCGAAGAAAGATAAGTTAATCTCTGAGTTAGAGGACGCAATGGATTCGGATGAGTTGCTTGAAATCTGGGAAGCAAACCTTGAGGATCCGGCAGAACCTGGTCCGAATAAGTTCAAGGGCATGTATTTCCAGGGATATCTCACGGAATTTGAAATCATATCATCGGCAGATGAAAATGTAGAGGTGTCTCTTACTTTCGGCATTAACGGCTCTGGAAAACGAGGGGATGTTACTGTAACTGCACAGCAGCAGGAAGTAGCAGCTTATGTGTTTAAGGATACGACACAGGAATCGTAAACCCCTCTGGTGATACTGCCTTGATTAGTAGAGGGAGAATTTGTAAGGCGAAAAACGGATGATTATGTACATAGGGGGCGGTAAAACCGCTCTCTTTTAATGGAGGTAAAAAATATGATGGAATTAACGATTAACGGACAGGTGTACCAGTTTAAATTTGGAATGGGATTTTTGAGAGAAATCAACAAGCAGACAAATATGCCTGTGGATGGATTGCCGGGAGTAAAAAAAGACGTAGGATTCCGGTATGCGCTTATGAACTTAATAAATGGTGATCCGGATGCGTTGGTAAACATTCTTGATGTTGCGAATAAAGGGCAGAATCCGAGGGTGACAAGAGGCCTTTTGGATGAGTATATCGACGATGAGGACACAGATATTGATGAACTTACAGAAACAGTAATGGGTTTCTTGAAGAGTGCCAATGCTACGAAAAAAGCTACGGACGAGATCGTGGACGCTGTGGAGAAAGAGAAACAGAGAATGGAAGAGGAAGAAGCGAAGAAGAGAGAGCTGATGATGTAGATTTTGAAGAATCCTACAGAGAGGTGGCGTTGAATTGTTTCCGATATCTTGGCTTTAAGAGCTTTGAAGAAGTGGATAGGTTGACAATTCCAGAATACACCTTGCTCATGGAGGCTGTGCAACTAAGAGAAGTAGATAAGGACTATCGAAATCATCTGCAAGCGTTCCTGAATTTTGTTGTGAAAGCAGAGAAAAAGGTCGGAAAGAATAGGTCGAAACCAGTGTATCAGAGATTCAGAAAATTCTTTGATTACGAAAAAGAAGTAGATCGCGTGAGGAACCGAAAGCAAAAAAATGAAAGATTAGACATAATCGGCAGAATGATGAAAGGAGAGTGATGGCATGGCAGAAAGTTTTTCCGTAAAGGCAATATTATCTGCGCAGGATAGAGGATTTACGTCTGCTTTCAAATCTGCAATGGGTACCGTAAGCAATTTAAAAAACACGCTCACAAGTGGAATCGGATTTGGAATCATGGCCGGAATTGGACAAAAGGCATTTGGTGCTGTCACATCCAGTATTGGCGGTATGGTGTCGGAATTAAATTCTTCCAGTGCTGCATGGAAAACATTTAACGGAAACATGTCGATGGTTGGCAAAGGCGCTGACGAGATTGCATCTGTAAAAAAGGAATTGCAAGAGTTTGCAGAAGATACTATTTACAGCGCATCTGATATGGCGAGTACTTATGCTCAGCTGAGTGCAGTAGGTATTAAAAGCACGAACAAGCTTGTAAAGGGATTCGGAGGGCTTGCGGCGGCAGCTGAGAATCCAAAACAGGCAATGAAAACTTTAAGCCAGCAAGCTACACAGATGGCAGCGAAACCAACGGTTGCATGGGCAGACTTTAAACTTATGATCGAACAGACTCCGGCTGGTATATCGGCAGTCGCAAAAGAAATGGGCATGACTACCACGGAGCTGGTGCAGAATGTGCAGGACGGAAAAATCGCGACAGAAGATTTCTTTGATGCTATCGCAAAAGTCGGCACAAATGACGCATTTACGAAGCTTGCTACAGAGTATAAGACTGTAGATCAGGCAATGGATGGTCTGACCGAAACAGTAAGTAATAAGCTGGCACCGTCATTTGATGTTTTATCCGGTCGAGCGATTAAATCTTTGGACGGGATAATTAATAAAATTGGAGATCTTGATGGAGATGCAATCGCAGGAAAATTAACTGGATTTCTCGATAAAGCAAGTGGGTACTGGAATGTTTTAAAAACAGAAGCATTAGAAGTGAAGAACGCTTTTGGAGATGCTTTTTCCGCAATTGGAGAAGATCTCGGAAAGATTACAGGTGCGTTTGGCTCCACGGAAAGCATCAGTTCTTTCGCCGGTGTAATGGATTCCGCGAGCGGGGCTCTGCAAACATTTGCCGGATTTTTAGAGGATCATTCTGAAACTATCGCGAAAGTGATTCCTCAGATTCCTAAGCTTGTCGTTGCATATAAAGGCTTTAAGATTGCAAAAAGTGTTGCCCCGTTTGTAGGTGCATTCACCAGTGCGATTGCAGGTCTTGCCGGCGCAGGGATTAGTGCGATTGCCGGAAAATTGCTTGGAATTTCCAAGGGACAGAGAGAAGTTGGAGTGTCGAGTAGGGAAAGCATGAAAAGCACTATGGAATCTGCCAAAGCATTTATGATGCTTGGTGCAGGAGTTGCTCTGATTAGCGGTGGTTTCTTTTTGCTTGCTCAAGGAGCGAAAGCTGTGGCGGAATCGGGACCATTGGCTGTTGCTGTTTTAGTTGGAATGGTAGCTGCAATCGCAGGACTTCTGATCGTGGCAAAAATGGTGGCTCCGACATTATCGGCAGGTGCAGCAGGATTTGTTGCATTCGGCGCAGCTGTTGTTTTGGCAGCGGCCGGAATCGCCGTATTAACTATGTCCTCAATTTCTCTGGCAAATGCAGGCCCGCTTGCAATCGCAGTGATGTTCGGCCTGATCGTAGCAATTGGTGGATTGATGGTCGTAGCGGCTGCAGTAGCTCCTGTCCTTACAGCAGGAGCTGTTGGTTTGATCGCATTCGGTGTGGCTGCGGCACTTGTTGGAGCGGCAGTATTGCTTGCGAGCGCAGGCCTTGCGATCGTGGCAAGTGTACTTCCGATTGTCGCCGAGTATGGCTTACAGGCATCTGTAGCAATCGGAGCATTGGGCGTTGCAATGACGGTATTTGGAGCCGGTGTGATCGTGGCCGGTGCGGGCTGCGCTGTCCTTGCTGTTGGATTGCTTGCAGTAGGCGTTGCGGTGCTTGGAGTCACAGTTGGAGTAGTTGCATTCGGTGTCGCAATGGTAGCAGCGTGTGTTGGAGTGCTGGCGATGGCAGTCGCGTTACTGGCAGTAAATTCCAGCATGAAGTCCATTGCAAAAAACGCAAAAACAGCGCAGAAATCCATTACAAGTATGAAGGATTCTGTGAGTATTGTGAATGACGGGTTGGATGCTCTTGGAAACAAGGCTAAAAGTGCCGTGAAATCTATAGTGAGTGCATTTGACAACGGCGCGGGAAAAGCTAAGAGTTCCGGAAAGAAACTCGGAGACAGCGCGAAAGATGGGGTACAAAGCGGACTCCAGCCAACACAGGCAATCGCAATCAGCATGGTTTCTGCCGTGCTTGCATCTCTTGCGTCAGGGGCGGGCAGCGCCTATAGCAGTGGTCTGAATATTGGAATTAGCTTTGCAAATGGATTAGCCGCAAGCCTTGGAAGAATACAGGCGATTGCGGCACAGATGACGGCCGCGGCAAATTCTGCAGCAGCATCCCGGGCGAGCCTGCCAAAAACAAGAAGTGTTATAGCGGGTGAAATAGAAAATACTCCGATGATCTCAGCTTATGGAATGGTCGATGAAATAAATGACAGAATTGATATTCCGGTTATTTCCAGTGCTGATCCAGTCATGACGGCATATACAAGCAGAGTAGGTGCGAAGAAAGAATTATCTGATGATTATACTTATAAGAGAAATGCGACATACACAATCGTTGTGCCGGTTGAATATAACGGCAGAGAAGCAGCACGTGTTACTGCAGAATTTACACAGAAAGAGTTGGAAAGCCGTGAGAGTATGAAACTGAGACTGAAAGGAGAACGAAGCCATGTATGAGTTTATGGATACAAATAAGGCGGGGAGCAAAAGTTCCCTGCCGAGTGAGGCTCTGCAGATTGATGGGGCATATATTGAAAATCTAATTGATGGATATCGGACTCTGTACGTGACCGGTCGTGAGCTTTTGGGATCGGAAATTTCGGAGAGAGAAATTGACCTTGTGGATGGGTCCGAGTATACGGGAAAGCGAGATACAACCAGAAGCATTACAGTTGGATACCAGTTGCTTTGCGCATCTCCTAGAGAGTTCCAGGAAAAATTCAACAAACTCTCTGGAATCTTAAATAAGGAACAGGCAAAGCTGATTTTTGCAGATGAACCGGATAAATATTTTATCGGGACGAAATCAAGTGTCGGAGATGTGGAGCCAGGCAGATTGAACGTAAAAAGCGAATTTACTTTTTATTGTTGTGATCCACGGAAATATTCTGCAGCGGAAAAATCGTTTACCGCTCATCAGGAAAGCGGATATCAGACGCTTACTATTGTAAACGGTGGTACAGAATCCGTTCCGGTAAGCTACGATATCACTCACAACCATGAAAATGGATTTATCGGGATTGCCAGTAAATACGGTGCAATACAACTCGGCAAGATCGAAGAAGCAGACGGCGAAGACTATAAGGCGTCAGAGATACTGTCAGAGGGGTATAGCCTGTTTCAAGACGATCACGGTACTTCTCATCAAAATCCGGAGAATACCACACAAGGAACGCTGGAAGTGCGGGACGTTGCCGGATACAGCGTAATGGCTTTAAAGGGTGGGCAGGCTACGGACGGACACTGGAATGGAGGTATGAAAACCATGGTCATTCCTGCGGACAGCGAGGGTAGACGGGGGGCGAAGAACTTTTACTGCTATACCCAGCACTGGTTCGAGACTGGATTGATGGGACAGACGGGAGCGCAGACCATTGCGTTTCTTACAGGAAAAAATGAAGTGATCTGCTCTATGTCCATAAATAAAAGCGATTCTGTTGGTAATACGGCGCATGTGGACTGGTTCGCACCACAAAACAAGAAGATCAAGACACTGGATTTCCAGCCGACAGCTTATGAGGGAAACCCGTTTAATTTAAAGATGGGTGGCGGCCATAATGATTTTTTAAAAGAGGGTGACAGGCTACGGATCTTTTGGTACGGACAATATTATTACTTTACTATCCCGGAGATTAAAGACATGGCGTGTGAGAAGATACAGGTCTGGATCGGGCAGTGGGGAAGTAGAGATCTTGGAAATCAGCTGGTTACGCACAATTATTTAAAAAGTATCTGGTTCCGCAAGGATAACGTGGAAAAATACAGAGATGTGCCGAACCGGTATAAGTCCGGAGATGTGGTCTATATTGATGGAAATGATACAGCGGTTTATGTAAACGGGATGAAGCGGATGGAAGATGAAATCCGAGGAAGTAAGCATTTTCTGGTACCGCCGGGAGAGACGGAGATCCAGTTCTCCTACTCGGCATTTAGCAGTCCTCCACCAACGATTAAAGCCAAAATAAGGGAGGCGTATTTATAATGAATGAAATCAGAATTGCCATACTGAATCCACATGACAGGGTGCTTGCATTTTTGGATAACACCCATCGAAACTCTATGCATTATTGGAACGATGAGCTCCATGAATATCTGCAGGGGACAGCGAATACATACGCATTTACGGTAAGTTCCAAACACGAGGATGCGGCGTATATCGTAGAAGGGAATAAAGTAGCCTTTGTATATAACGGAAAAGACTACTATCTGAATATCGTACATGTGGAAAAGGATGAATTTACAGTTACTGCGACAGCATGGTCTTTAAGCTTCGAATTGATCAACGAGAATGTTGGGGCATACAAATCTGAAAGCGCAATGAGCTTTGAGGAATATGTAACTGCCTTTGATCCGGAACGTACCGTGCGGATCGGGATCAATGAAGTGTCAGATAAGCGGATTTCAAACGAATGGACAGGTGAGGCAACGGTACTGTCCCGTTTATTTTCCGTGGCGAATGTATTCGATGCGGAGATTGAGTTCCAGACTGTGTTAAATGATGATTATTCACTGAAAGAAATTGTAATGAACGTGTATCGGGAACACTCAGACAATAACACGGGAGTTGGGGAGTTCCGGGGAGATATCAAACTGCGGTACGGGAAAAATGTTACCGGCATCCGGAAGGAATCCAGTATCGAAAATCTGTACACCGGTATCCGTCCAACAGGAAAGGATGGACTGACTATACAGGGAATTGAGAAAGAAGAGCTGGATGAGAACGGCGTAGTAGAGTTTTATACACAAGGTCCAGATATCCGGGCGCCGCAGGCAAGGGACAGATTTCCTTCAAACCTGATAAACAAGGAAGATGGATACATCTTTATGCCAAAATCCTACGATACGGATAACAAAGACAAACTGTACAGTATGGCGCTATCGGACTTGAGAACAGCATCTGAACCGGTCGTGACTTATGATGTGACGGGATACTTTGATACCGCTATCGGAGATACCGTGGAGATCGAAGATGAGGAGTACGTTCCTACCTTATACTTGAGTGCAAGAGTATCGGAGCAGGTTCGCAGTTTCACGAATCCGCAAGCAAACAAGACAGTCTTTACCAATTTTAAAGAGCTACAGTCGGAAATCTCTGAAGATTTGCTGCAGAAAGTAGAGGATCTGATTAACAAAACAAAGATTTACACCAGCAGTATCTCTACGGATAACGGAATTGTATTTAAAAATAATGAAGGCTTTACCAACTTGACTGCCAATGTAATAGATAATGGGGTAGATCGGACAGACAATTTCACAATTCGATGGTTTAAGGATGGAAATCATATTTATGCCGGTCGGACCATAAAAGTTCGAGCTTTGGATGTGGAGAGCAAGGCGGTCTACAAATTTGAAGCAAGGGATACGGAGGGAATCCTTCGAGGATTCGAAGAGGTTACGGTTATGGATGTATCCGATGGAACAGACGGAGAGGATGCAGCAATCAAGTCGGATACCCCGCCGGACGATAAGACCAAGCTCTGGTACGATACAGTCAATAACGTGTTTAAGTACTGGGATGGCGAAAAATGGGTGGAAGCATACACGGAAGACATCGAGGATGCGAAAGATGCTGCGGGAAACGCTCAGGAATCCGCAAATACAGCAATCTCTAGCGTAACGAATATCAACACTAGCTTCGAAAAATACAAAAATGAAGTCCGAGCCGAATTTAAAAATACAGTAGAGTATGTGAATGGTAAGACCGAGGTGGTTGATACATGGGTGCGGCAGGGGTCGGATGGCGTAACACCGTTTCTGGAACTTGGCGGAACAGGAAACGACCTAAAAGCCAGATTAACAAACTCCAGATTGGGATTTTACGAGGGTGATAAGGGATTGGCATATTTTGGAAACGAGAAAGCGTATATGCCGGTGGCAGAAATTGACAATCTAAGTGCAAAGAGAGTTGGTGTAGGCAACTATGCTATGCTGGACAATGGGGATGGACACCTATCTATAATCTATATCGAGTAAGGAGAGAAAATGGCAGGAACAGGAAGAATATACGTCACGGCAGTACGTGGTGTAGGAGATGTTAATCTCACGCACAAGTATGATGTAGATATCAGATTTGATATCGCATTTGACTGGGGCGGATACAATTACGGCGGTGCACCGTACAGCATGAGTTGTGATGGACAGAACACCTCCGGTAGTGCGACATTTGCAGTCGGCAGTGGCGGCGGACAATGGATCTGGACTAATATTGGCGGAACAAAGACATTCCGGATCACGATGCCAACGAGCGGACAAACAAAGAACATCGGTTTTTCCGCAACGATCAACACGGGAATAAATCCAGCGACAATCTCGGCAAATGGAAGTTACGCGCTGCCGGCTATTACGTGGGAACATACAGTATCTTATAATGCAAATGGTGGGACCGGTGCTCCAGACAACCAGAAAAAGATATACGGATCCGTATTAACACTATCTTCTGTGCGTCCCACAAGAGGTGGCTATGTATTCATGGGCTGGGCAACATCGTCCGCTGGAGACGTAGCATACATGCCGGGAGCAACATACGGTGCCGATGCAGATGTGACTCTTTATGCAGTTTGGCAGATCGCGTACATTAAGCCGACAATTACCGGGTTGACTGCATTGCGATGCGACTCTAAGGGATCACCAAAGAGTGATGGCACGTACATTAAAGTCACTGGGAGCTGGCAAGTAGACCAGACCTTAAATAACTCTAACAAGGCAACCAGTGTCAGGATAGATTATCAGGAGACTGCTTCTGGGAGTCCGGTGAAAGCAAGCGAAACATACCCAAACACGACAAGTGGAAAGATTTCCCAAATAATCGGGAATGGGAAAATATCCACGGGGAGTGTGTACTTTGTTATCGTCACAATCACGGACTTAAACGGCAGCAAACAAGAAGAGGTGATTGTTCCGGCACAGTTCCGAGCGTTGGATGTTGCAAATAAAGGAAGAAGTATTGCTTTCGGCGGAACAGCAAGCGACAGCGAAGTGGGTTATGATTTCTATCAAGATGTGAGGTTTCATGGCAAGTTATTACTGGGTGATCAAGAATTGATGGGAATCAAGGAATACGATTCCGGACAGGTTAGAGGACCGTACTCCAACGTAAACAGCAGCAACCACACGCAGGTATTGCTGTATAAGGTCGGCAACATCGTTCACTGTAAAATCGAGATGTTGGCGCAGTTTCCAAACAGCGGGTCTTTTAATGATTTTGACGAGATTATCATCCCGGAAGAGTTCCGCCCGAAGTACCATGTATTTTGCGCATGTCCGGAAGTAGTAGCCGGCACGATCGTTGGAAACGGGAGGTACCGTATCGGCCCGAAAATATCGCTGGATGTAGAAAATGCGACCTATGCAGAGAGAACGATTTGCACATCTTGGATATCCGCAATTTAAGGAGGTTATGATGGAAAATAGAATAATAACAGCAGTTTTCAAGGGTTCCAAGAACACTAAAGTAAGTGATGTCTGGCAGTGGGACTACGGCCAGACATTGAGAATTCAAGGACTTGATTTGCCAACGGCAGTGGAGGTGGATTTTGCGGTTGCAGGAGCGAGTGAATCCATTGCGAGAATTGGAACAACAAAGGACGGCGTGACGGATGTTGTCATCCCGGACTCACTAATCGAGACTGGAAAAAACCTTGTAGCCTATATCTATCTCAGAGATTCAGCATCCGGCAACACGGAGTACCAGATTGACATGCTCGTAACCAAGCGGGCAAAGCCGGAAGCCTACGATAGGCCGGAAGATAAAAAATTGTTTGGCCAAGCTATCGAAGCGGTTAATACCGCCGCAGACCGGGCAGAGAAAGCTGGACAAGCTGCCACAGAAGCGGCAGGACAGGCGGCGGAAGATGCGCAGCAGACGGCGGAAGACCGGAAAGAAGTGGCTAAGATGGTAGAGACCGTCTCGGACATTTCAGAGCAGGTCAAAAAGGTAGAGCAGTTGAGTCAGCAAGCCCAAGAAGCAGCAACGAAAACAGAAGCAGACGCACAGCAGACAGCAGAAGATCGTGTGGAAGTCGGTAAGATGTTGGAAACCGTCAAGGACGTATCCGAACAGGTCAAGAGTGTGGAAGAATCCGTCCAAAAAGCGAAGGAATCCGAACAGGCTGCGGCAGGACACAGAACCGCTGTGGAAGAAATGAAGAACAGTGTGGAGCAGACAGCAAGCACATTTCCGCAGAAAGTGCAGGAAGGCGTGCAGGCGATCGAAAACGCCGGAGCGTCAGAAGTACAGGAAATCACCCAAGCCGGAACAGCCCAGAAAACAGCCGTAGAAGCCGCAGGGACGCAAGCGGTTGAGAACGTGGAGAATGTTAAGGCATCAGCCACAGAAGCCGTGGGAACAGCGAAAACCGAAGCCGTACAGGCAGTACAGGCAGAGGGAGCGAAGCAGATCAAGGAAGTACAGGATAAAGGTGCAGAGGTATTGCAGTCTATTCCGGAAGACTTTGCAACGCAGATGGAGACTAAGCTGAATAAACAGCAGGGAATCGGGAACAAGGGTAAAGTTCTTGTGATCGGAGAAGATGGTAATGTAGTGCCTGGAGAAGTCTCTAGTGGCGGTGGAGACGGTATTGCAATTATAAACACCATGAGTGGAGAAAGCCCACTTGTGATACCGGATAGTGCTGAGAGAGTAAATAAGGGGTTGGAGCTTGGTGGGAAGACGGAGCAGGTGCAGACGAGTGGGAAGAATTTACTTAACAGCAATATTTATGTACAAGGGTATCTTGCAAGCATTGATACTGGACAGAAAATATCGTTAAACACAGAAGTAAAATCATTCACAACAACTATGGACATAAATGCTTTACGAGGGAAGAGCATTTCAATTTCAATTCGAACAAAAGGGAATTCGGGAAAGAAATATGCTTTTACTGACGAGGAAGATGTCATTATTAACGGAAAATTTGATGCAGGCATGGCAGATTATTCGGAATATAACAATATACAAGTCCCGGAAAATGCGAAAAAATTTTATTTTTCTGTGACTTATGAGGTGCAAGAGAATACGAAATTGCAACTGGAATATGGTAATAAAGCAACATCCTACGAACCTTATACAGGTGGCAAACCATCACCATCGCCAGAGTATCGTCAGGAGATTATAAACGCTGGAAAGTGGAATGAGGGAACACAGAAGCATGAAGTTAGTGTGAAGATTAGTAATAAAAATCTTTTTGATTTGAAGAAAATAAAGAATGGATTTGTAACAAGTACAGGTAATGGTTTTAATATCATGGAAAGTAGTGTATATCCGAAATCTATATACTTAGACATGGTCATTCCTTTAAAAGTAGGGCAAACACTTAATATTAGTGGAGTAGAACCGAACGTATGCAGAATTAGAGTTAAGCATGATACTGGAAACTATTATTTGAAATATACTGCCAACAAAGAGACGGAAATAATTATATGTTTTTATGGTGGATTAACGGAAGAAAACAAGAAAACCATACTCATAGAAATATCAGACACTTCAACGAATTACGAACCATACGCCGAACAAACCCTCACCCTCACATCCGACCGCCCTATTACAAAGTGGGACAGACTGGTTGAGCAGGGTGGACAGATTGGGTGGTTGTATAAAAGCAAGATAATTGACGGTTTTGATGGACAATCTAGTAATATAACCCTGGGTGGGAAACAAGGAGAAGTTCAGCATTTTTCGGTTGTTTTTGCAGATGTACCGAATGGAAACGGAAATGGCGATATTTATGTAGACAGATATAGAGCCATAGCAATGTCGTATACAAAAGCAGAATTCGGAATCTGTTGTAATTGGAATAGTGGAGTTAAATTTTTTTCAGCACCGAACGAAAATGTTACAACCGTCCAAGAATTTAAAACGTGGCTTGCTGAAAATCCATTAGTTTTAGTATACGAAACCACATCAACAGAATTCGTCCCACTTCCAGAAGAAGAGCAGAATGCTATCCGAAATTTAAGGACCTACTACCCATCTACAACTCTCACAAATGATCAAGGATGTGTGATGGAGCTGGACTACGTGTGCGACACAAAATTGTATATCGATAACAAAGTATCCGCCAAAGTAGCGAGCATTATAAGCCAGTATCAGCTCGCCACTGCAAACTTGCTATCTTTAATGCCTATGGAAACACAGGCGGCGATGATAGAAAACGACACAAACAACATTTTAAACAACTTAGAAAGTGAGGAAACACATGAATAACACAGTAATCGTAAAATTAATGACAAACCTTATCGAGAAGAAGTTTTATGACACAAAGGATGAAGCAGTTGCGAAACTGGATGTCTATTTCGCTATGAACCGAATCAGCGAAGAGGAATACGCAACTCTGACGCTTCTGGCGGAGACAACTTACGCAGAAGTACAGACTGTTTAGACATTTTTATAGGTGGCGAATATGGAGATCAGAGCAAGACCGTGATGGTCTTATTTTTATACTTTAAAATCAGAAAGGAAAGTGAGGATATGAAGAAAATGGAACAGTTGGCAAATGTAAAAGCGTTTTTGTGCAT